AAAGAAAGTTAAGTAAAATAAATTTATTCATGACTTGATTTAGTTTAATTAATGATGGGACAAAGATAGATAATAGTGTTAACAAAAGCAAATAGTATAGGAGAAAATTACATGTTCGATAACATATTTCTTAATTTAAGTAGTACTTACCTTGCCAACGCAGTATATCTCCTATGCGACTTGCAGTATATATTAGATGACAAAGTAAGTAGTATTGTCATTCCACCTTAATCTTTAATGGATATCCGCAGTTAGGGCATTTATACCCTCCATTATTCTCTTTTTGTACTTCAGAAGGGGAGGCGAATAGCTGCCACATGGGAACATCTAAAGCTGTGGCGATCTTTTCCAATGTGGTAGTAGTCAATGATTCAGCAGATACCATTTGTTTAACGGCTGAAAGACTTACATTCATTTTGTCGGCTAATTCTTGCTGTGTCATCCTTTTTTCTTTCAATAGTTCCTTAATTCTCATAATGTTATAAATTAAATTATAGTACAAAAATAATCTTACCGTTTAAAATGTACAGTGTTTGCTATCTTAATTAATCTTAACGTGATAGTATTTTCTACCTAAATACTTTGTGTGGTACAGGAAACACTATACTTTTGCATCATCAAAATAAAACAACAGTACAATGGCAACACAGAAATATAACAAGAGTGAGATCATGAAGGAAGCACATAAGATCTATAGAGAGTGCAAAATATACGGACGTACATTCGGCTCGTGCCTTAAACAGGCTTGGGGATCGGCGAAAGCGATGGTGCAGCTTGCGGAAAAACGTGCGGCGTTTGCTAAGGATCTTGCGGAGAGATCCCATAATGTAAGACTTACTCATGTCGGTATGGCTAGCCTTTATGCTAACAGGGTTTATTCGGGTGATTGATAACTATACATTAATAATATAAGGATATGGAAACGATAGAAGTATTGAAGAACGTACAAAGGATTGCGTTGGAGTGTATGATCGGAAAGAAACCGGTACATATAAACGTAGGCGTTATGCCGGAGACGGGCGGTTTATGCGTTACCGTACAGGATAGATCTCACGAGGTGGTCTACATGGAGATATTCAATGACTGGATGCCGGATCACAAGGAATGGAATAAAAAGACCTACGATAGGTTCATGAGTGTAATTAGCGACATGACTTGCGTAAGGCTTGCGGGATAACTCGAACGACGGGGAGAGGATCGGAAGTAGATGCCCCTCCGGTAATATCGCCGGAGGGTTTGAAGGGATTTTCAACAACAAATATATTAAGATCATGAAAGAATTAGTATTTAAAGGCGATAATAATCGCATTTTCACGAACAGCTTATTGGTCGCTGAGAAGTTTGGCAAATTACATAAAGATGTAATGAGAGCGATAAAAGCATTATTGACATCGGCGCAAAATTGCGCCAGTCTCTTCATAGAGTCTGAATATCCAGACAATTATGGACGTATGCAGCCAATGTATATTATGAATCGTGATGGATTTACATTATTGGTTATGGGCTTTACTGGTGATAAGGCCCTTCAATTCAAGTTAGATTATATTGAGGCTTTCAACCGTATGGAAGAGCAGATCAAGACTGGAGGTTCCCAGATTCCACAATCTTTCTCGGAGGCGTTGATGTTGGCGGCCAAGCAGCAAGAGCAGATAGAACAGGCAAATAGAACTATCAGCAAGCTCCAGCCCAAGGCCGATTTCGCGGACAAGGCTTTCGAGACCTCGGACAAGGTTGATATCGGTATGGCTGCGAAGATATTGAAATTAGGGTTCGGAAGAAACATCCTCTTCAAGAAGCTTAAAGAAATAGGCGTGTTCTTCTCCAACCGGAACGAGCCAAAACAGAAGTACATCAACGCCGGGTATTTCGAGATGACCGAGAAGTTTATTGAGAGGGAGAATCATCCGGGCTTTGTCGTGACGAAGGTACTCGTAACCCAGAAGGGGCTGGCTTACATAAACCATCTTCTGGGAGGTGATCCCGGTGACGGTAAGATTACTAGGATTGTTTGAAAGATCCCCTTCCTTGACTATGCCAAGTATAAAATGTGACCTAAATAGATTAGATGTACGGATTAAGTACATATACCCAAGACTTTAACATTTTGTGACTTGAAAATAATTGTGGAATATTAAAAGATTGATTGAATATGAAAGAAAATGAGATTAAAAGCATTATCGTGAAAGCCGACGGTAACGAGATCAAGGTTGATCATGCGCATGAGTTGGTAATAGGGAACTTGACCATAACCCCGGAAATGATGAGAGAGATAAAGAGTATGTCCACTTGCCTGTTCTCTAAGGATATGGACGATATGATAGATACGCTCATCAATTTGAGTTGCGAGGGTAATTACGAGGACGGGTATATCATGGACAAGATGAGGGCCGTGTCATGCGTAAGGGATTTCTTGCGGGTGATCGAGAAAGATAAGACGATTGATTAGTTGATATTATCTTAATAGTCATTATCTTTGTGACAGAGCCAAAGAGCCGTACCGGAGACGTATTTGTCCCCGGGCGGCTCTTCTTATTTATATGCGTATGATAAAAGCGGTGTTATTAATAGGAGGGAAGAGATACGACGTGACGGATCACCTCAAGAACTGGGAGGACGTGGAGATATCGGCTAAGAGAAAGGATCTTGGCGGTGTCGTTCGCTCCTTCTCGAACAAGTTCGAGTTCGTGAAGGGGGCATATGACCTTCTGGAGGCCGAGTATCTGTCCAATTACACAAGAGCCTCGGCCATATTGGTAATTGGCGTGTTGAACGATAGCTGGGGATATAACGAGAAGTTTCGTTGCAAGCTCGATTTCTCCACGTACCAGAGCGACGGGTATACGATATCCATAAACGCCATTGACGATAGCGTAGCGTCCATCATCAACGCAAACAAGTCGCAGGTATACGATATCCCGGTGTCGGAGCTAAAGGAGGATACATTGTATTATGACAGGATCTATCTTAACAACAATACGAAATGGTCCATAAATCCAAATGTGGATCAAACGCAAGATGACGTATATGAGGTTATCATAAATACAAAAGACATATACACGCTATTGCCAATAACTTATATAGATACAAATTTTGCCGTAAAGAACATAATAGATGTGTCGGATCAAATATTGAGTATCCATGAGGCTACTGGCGACAATTATATGATAAAAGGGATTACGCCACATCCTATAAAAATAAAAATTTCATTCAGTATCAAAGCTGGTAAGACAAGTGAGGAGATCGTATTGGCCTTGTTTTTTGTTATACTAAACAAGGGAGGGGATATCTTACGAGAAGAAAGGACTTACATACCATTATCGGATACATATATAAATATAGATAAGACATTTGACATATCATTAGATCCGGACGATAGATTTGCCGTTTATTTCAACTCTGCGGGAGGTCATAGTACGGATATTCATTTGACAATTAAGGATGTAAAAGAGATATCCGTATCTTATATAGGTCGAAATAAGCCGGTAGAAATAGACGCTTTCTCCCCTAAAAAACTATTATCCTCGTTATTGTCAAGGATGGGCGTGTCATTGTCCGGCGATATCGTCTCCGGTTCCATGCCTATACCTTGGATGATGGCCGCTGAGAGCGTGAGAGGAATAAAGGACGCGAAGGTCCATACGTCCTTCTCCAAGTTCTGTGATTTCGCCAAGGCGTTGATGGGGTATGATTACGAGATACTTGATAATAGCGTGCGTTTCCGGCATATGAATGATTTCTTCGTCAATGAGACGAAAGAATTGGATCACGTGAGCAATATGGAGCTATCCGTGGATGAGTCGTTGATATACTCTGGGGTTGAAATTGGATTCGACAAGCAGGACTATGATGAGATAAACGGGCGTGACGAGTTTCACTTCAAGAGCAGTTTCAGCACGGGATTGGACATAAAGGACAACATATTGTCATTGATAAGCCCGTATAGGGCAGATTGCTACGGATTGGAGTTTCTCGCTAACGAGCGTGACGAGGAATCGAAGGATACGGATTCCGACAATGACATATTTATTGTCCACGCTAGGAAAGATGGGGATAGGTTAGTTCTGGTAAGAGAAGAGAATGGGGGAGCTATATATGCCGTTACGGGAGTATTGTTCCCCGACACTATCTTTAACGCCTCCTACTCGCCGAGAAATATGCTTCTCGTCAATAAGGAAAGGCTCGGGATATGCACGGATTACCTGTCTTTCACGGCCTCGGACGGAAACTCCTCAATATCGATAGGAGGCGTATCGGAGACCCTTCCTATATCCCTGCCGGTTAACGACCGGAGGATTAGGATTGATAAGGTGTCCTTGGAGACCCCGGGGTTATCCCCGTTCCCGGGTAATTACAGGGGCAAATTATCGTTCTCGTACGCAGGGAGATCGTACGAGGGATGGGTTAGCGAGATAACGGAGAAGATAGGGAAATACCAAACGGCATCCTATTCGCTGATATTGTCTAAAATTACATGAATTTGTTTTGACAATTGATCCTTATCCCCTATATTTGTAGGACATAACAAAAAAGAAATTAGAGCCTAAGAGCCATACCCGGCGGGAGTCGTATCCTGCGGGGTATGGCTCTTTTGGCGTTTATAGGCGTATGATAAACGTGAGCAAGATATCACCATTGCTTTTTGACGTGGGCTATAACGCATCGAGATGGAGCGTGAGTATATACAACGCTTCTCTAATGCCGAGAATATAACCGTGCAATGCGTAGTATCCCCTTCCACCACTTTGTCTATGAGGTTGTTCGACCTTTGCGCCAACGATAGCTTCGTCATATCCCCCATATCCTATGAGATCAACGACTCGAATAAGCTTCTGGAGTTTATCGTTCCAAGAGGGAATAGCCTTTATAGGGCTTCCATAATCGGGAGTGAGGGGCAGATAAGCAGTCTCCCCTTCCGGTTTTGCGATAACGGGGAATTGGAGGGGCTGACGGAGGTGTCCTATACCAACAGGGATAATATCACCTCGTTCGGGGCGGTATTTGAGGTTGGAAACAATCAAAGGACTTTCAAGCTATGGATAGAGGGAGGGTTCAAGTCGGATGGGCATTCCCTTAACGTTAGCAACGAGCAGTTCAGGACACAGGGGCAAGAGATCATAGAGCTTTACGCCGTACCGTATCAGGTGGACACGCTCACGATAGGGGATAACGAGGGGGTACCTTTCGAGATGGCCCGCTTGATCAATAACATATTCTGTCTGTCCGAGGTGAGGATAAACGGCGTTAGGTATGTCCGGAGCGAGTCCAGCGTACCCGAGAGGCAAGTGATAGCCGAGAGATACCCGTTGTTTGATTATACGTTTAACGTTGAGAGAGCGGATAATATCTCCTTTAACGGGTTCACGGAACAGTCGGACGGATCTTGGGTCACGGGTTCCATAAGCGTGAACGTGGCAAACGCCAAGGACGGGCAGGTTCTGGTGTATGATGATTCCGTGGGGGCCTTTGTCAATCAATCAAACTTGGATTCGTTATGAGCAAAAAGAAATTGACCAAACATATATGGTACGGGTCGGACACGGTGATGTCCGAGGGTAAGCTGCAAGCAGCTCCTCCTCCCGTCGCTATAGATGACGGGACCAAGGAATGGCACCTCTCCGGATTGACGAGGGGCGAGTTGTTCGTGAATGATTACGCCGGAGACCCCGCCTTGTTCATCCTTGCCAGTGATAATAAGGTGCGAAGGATAGGAGGTCAAGGTTCCGGAAGCGGAGGTGAGGGGGGAGGCGGCGATTTCTCCTTGGCACAAGGTCCGGGTATAGAGATAAAATCGGATATCAATAATATATATACGATTTCCCATAAGGATACCTCTTCTCAAGAGAGTATAAATAAGACGAAGAAGAAAGGTATTGCGTCCGTATTGCTAGATGACTTCGGCCATGTCACGGGCTTGGATACCTGTGACATACTCGATCTTGAGGACTTGGATAAGAGGTATCTTCGCAAGGATATCAATGACGAGGCGGCGGGAGAGATCATCTTCGACAAGAAGATAGGCTCCTCCATCTTTCTTGACGGCATGGACGGTAAGGGCTGGGAGATCAAGGCCGACGGTTCCGGTATCATGGAGGCGTTGAAGGTGCGTTCCGATATATACGCTGGCAACAAGATCGGCTCCATATCGTTCGCCCCCGGCTTCACCGGCTGGGGCACGGAGATAGACATCCCCACGGCCACTGGAACCTTTGACAACATATTCGTTAGGAAGACCTTCACGGCCTACGAGATAGTGTATTCGCAGATATACGGGTTGGGCGGCAACCAGATCGTATCCGATATCAACAAGA